AAAGAACCACTCATCGTTTATATTATAGGTGAATAAAATAATCTACTCGAATAGTATAGAATGTGTGATAAAAAGGAATGCTGTTCTATAAGTATAATAACGCTAAATGAGGAAGAGGAGAAGGTAATAATCCACTACGATATAAAGGGGGACTGTATTTTCGTCCAACACAAGTCTTCAAAAGAGAATGTATTTAAGAGTTTGAACGAATAAAATAATCTGTTAATAATCTATAATGAGTGAAACCCGCTTCGACCCATTTGAGTTCAAGCCCGATATTTCAGCGTCGTCTAAAAAGTTATACACTTTCAACCTTACTAAATTGAACGGAGGCAAGGAGTTTAAAAATCTAAACTTTTTAGCGAAACCCGAGATGGTGGAAAAACTCTCTACCCTCAACCCGAACACCAAAAGAACTTATATCATTGCGATTGTGTCCTCCCTCAAAGACCGCCCTGAACCAAAGTATAAAAAATCTTACGCCAAGTTCTACGAGATGTTGGTGAATATCAACAAAGAATTAAAGACCAACAACACCAAGAGCGAAAAGCAGACCGAGAATTGGATTTCCCAAGATGCCGTCCAGTCCAAGTGCGACAGCCTGATGGAGATAATCTCCAAGGTAGAGGGAAAACGAAAGTTGAGCGAAGGTGAGTATAAAGAACTACTGGACGCTGTTATTCTCGGGCTGTATTGCCTACAAGCCCCTCGTAGAAACAAAGACTATACGGATATGTTGATTGTAAAGAGTGTGCCTGACGACAAGGCGACCAATTATTTAGACACAAAGGGAATGAAATGGGTGTTCAACAATTTCAAGACCGAAAAGACCTACAAGCAACAGGTGATAGATATTCCTGATGAACTCCAACGCCTCCTCAAAGTATATTTCAAGTTCCACCCCAAGTCAAAGGAAATCAAGAATGGCGAACCCGTCCATTTTCTAACGACCTACGGGGGTAAGGCGATTGATAATTCAACGGAAATGACGAGAGCATTAAACAAGATATTCGGTAAGAAGGTGGGTTCATCTCTTCTCCGTAATATTTACCTCACGAGCAAATATGGCGACAAGGCAAAGGAACTCAAAGAGGACGCAGCCGATATGGCGACCTCTGTGGATACAATCCAACACCATTATATTAAAACGGATTAAGAGGGTCTGCCGACGGCTAACCTTTTTTAGAAATGTAGAGTGTAGGGTGTAGGGTCGCTCCAACCTTTTATTATAGAGAATGGGTTGAGGGGGTTTCTATTACAAACTAACTAAAACAGACCCTACACCCTACACCCTACACTTGAATTATTTAGAGGGGACAACAGACTATATTCTGTGAAATATTTAGAACATTAAATCTCTTCTAATAGTATAATGGTTAAACCAAAGAGAAAAGGAGGAGCAGTTTTACGGAGCGGAAAAAGAACGGGCAGCGATGTCCCCAATCCCAACTACATTACCCCAGTAGGAACTCCAGCAGGTTCGCCTGTCGTCCCCGCACAACCACAAGGTCATCATCACATTCAACCATTCAATCCTTTTCCGTTTGGATTATTCCAACCACAGGAACTATTCCCAACATTTGCTCCTATCCCACCCAACAGCGAGGGAGAAACCGACAACGAGAGCGAGGTGTCGTATGGAGGTAGAATTAACCCAATCCCCTCTGTCCCCTTTGATGGTGTTGAAACCGAAGTTGGACAACCGAGGCAACTCCGCAACCGACCCCTTGATGCCCTGCCGCCATTTGCCGTCCCTACCATCGTCCCTACCATCGTGCCTACCATCGTGCCTACCATCGTGCCTGATACTGCTCTGCCTGACGACCGACGGCGAAGGGTAATTATCCCGTTCCCTGACTTTGACGACATTCCCGATGGAGGAATTAATATGGATAATATTGAAGGAGGTCGCCGTTGCCCGATGGAAGACCACTTCTTTTTCCCAGCAAGAGATAGGGATAGGCGATACGATACGGTCGATTACAGTCGGGTCGTTCCCCATCACAGGGGATTTGGAATGACGAATATATTTTAGATTTTTTAATCTCCATATAGATTATAATGGATAGTTTAGAGAAACCTGAATTAAAGCGGGAGGTGAAAATATCAACCGCACCCTTACCCAATATGGCGAATGCGAACTTCACCGTTCATTCGCACGACACCACGACGGAAAAGATGATAATCGCCTACGATGTTGCTGGGAATGCTATTGAGTGTAGTATTGATGATATATTAAAGAACAAGTATAAACCAAAACCCGACGGGGGGATTACAGAAGAGCCGAAAGGGAGAGTGTAGGGTGTAGGGTGTAGGGTCTGTTTTAATTAGTTATATTTGAAACAGACCTCCCAACCCATTCTGTATAATAAAACATTATAAGCACCCTACACCCTACACCCTACATTTCTAAAAAAGGAGCCGTCGGCAGACTTATTCAATATATTTCGCAACCACCCAATCAGCAGATTTCCGTTTCCCTCCTTCGGGCGTGTTTTTATCCCGCAGGTTCTCAATCTCCTTTTGGAACTGGGGAAGAGTGTATCCCATCTGCCCCAAGTGTCGTCTCAAAGCAACGAACCTCCCGCAGGTCTGTATTTTAGGCGATAATTTCTGTAATCTCTTTTTGTTATACACGACATTAAAGCCGTCCTTCTTTGCCTTACCCAACAGGCGAGTTAAGTCGTTGGTTGCCTGACCCAAAATCAAGCGAATCATTCGGGGAATGAACCGCCAATCAGTATCCCATTTAGCCCCGTAAGAGTTGAAGTATTCAATCGTCTTATCAAAGCGAAACAGACCTACAAAATGTCCGCTGTTGTATGTGTCCTCAATCAAGAGAACCCTGAAACTATCTTTCTCGGGCAAGAGTTGCTCAATAGAATGGTAATCGCTCAACTTACTATACTTGATAATGTCGCTCGGGTCTATTTCAAGGTATTTTTCTAAATCAAAGTTAGTCATCGGTTCTCCTATTCTTTTTTCAATTTCAGCGTCGCTCATTTATATTATACGGATATAAAAAAAAGACGATTTAGATTATTTTGCGTTTAGTTTAGGCGATTTTAAAATATCAGTAGTATATAGAAATGGTGAATTGGGAAAACTCTTATATTTACGGGAAGAAGCAAGAAAGCGAAATCCTACCCCTGATACGCTCTTATTTTGGAAGAGAAATCACCCCGACAAAAGACAGGTATGCTAAATACGATTACTACGACGACGACTTCAACTACGAAGTCAAGTCAAGGACGAACACGATGAAAGCATACTCAACCACGATGATTACCAAGAATAAGACGGAAGGGAGTGATAAACCTGTGATACTGCTGTTCAATTATAAAGATTGCCTTGCTTACATCAAGTATGAAGAGGAGCAATTCAAAGACTACCTTGTAGAACAATTCAGCAGAGCAGGAAACCAAGCCGACGAGAAACCCCACCTATATATCCCAATAGCACATCTCTCCGTTATTGAAAGTTATTAATTAATACTTTGTTAGCAATAATGTATTAATTCCATCGTATCATATTGTAAAAAATTGATTGTGATTTATACCAACCTTCTATAAGCATCAAACAACAACAAGTCGTAAGACAAAGTAATTAAGATGACGACATTCGTAATGGATAGCGGGAGTGGTGAGGTGCGTGAGGAAACACCCTTGTTCCTACAAGACGGCGGAGAGGAGAAACTGGCTGTGCGTAGAAAAGAGTTGGATGTCTTTGTGAAACTCTTAAAGACAGCCCCTTATTCTATCCTCAAAAAGACGCAAGTGTTCCTCAACCCCTGTATTGAGGAGACGGAGTTGTTAAGATGGTGGAACGACCCTGCTACCAAGGTAGAGGTAGGGGTGTGGTTGATGAATAACGACCACAAGGTGAATGGTAAGTTCGGCAATTGGTCAAATGGGTTCTTGGGTAGTCGCTGGGCGGATTATAAGTTTAATGGAAAGGTCTGCCGTATCGCATTCTATTCTCGTAAAACCGACCCTCACAATTTCCCCGATGAAACAGAGAGAAACAATCTTAATGGTAAGAACTACCTTTTGTGTTTTGACCCATCTTAAACGAAACAAAACAAAACAAAACAAAACAAAACAAAACAAAACAAAAAAAGGGCAACCCCTCTTTTTTTATTGATACGATGGAAATATATGGGTGAGTGTAGGGTGTAGGGTGTAGGGTGGTTTTTAACTTTTATTATAGAGAATGGGTTGGGAGGGCTGTTCCAAATATAACTAATTAAAACAGACCCTACAC